TTATAATGTTTATTAAATTAAAAGGTGGAGAAATTTCCATAGCTACAGCAAATACAGTTGCGTTAGCAACTGCTGTTAGAATTTATAATTCAGGAGCAGCTGCAGTTTGTAACGTAGCTTATTCTAATGGAACTGTTTATGCTAATGCAACAGTTACGAATACTGAAGCTCTTGTTGTTGTTAAATCGTCAACAGACACAGTAGTTGGGCCAAATATGAGAGCGGCTCCAGTAGAATACAGAGGGTAAAATGAAACTTATTACCGAAATAATAGAAGACACTCATTATATTACAGAACGTACAGAAGATGGTAAGAAAAACCATTATATCACTGGACGTTTTATAGTTGCTGAGGAAAAGAACAAGAATGGTCGTACCTATCCTAAACATGTTCTTGAAAAAGAAGTAGCTAGATATGTTCGTGAAGTCGTGAACGCTAAAAGAGCTTTTGGTGAATTAAACCATCCTGCAGGACCAACCATTAATCTTGATCGTGTATCACATATCATTACTGAATTAAATCAAGATGGTAATTATTTTAATGGTAAAGCAAAGATTACATCAACTCCTATGGGAGAGATTGCTAGAGGTCTTCTAGAATCAGGCGGTCAGCTTGGCGTTTCTACACGTGGTATGGGTTCTTTAAAAGAATCAAATGGTGTTATGATTGTTCAGCCAGATTTCAAATTATCAACAGTTGATATTGTATCCGATCCTTCTGGTCCTGGATGTTTTGTAAATGGTATTATGGAAAACGTTGAGTGGATTTTTGATCCAGTTAAAAACACTTGGCATGAAGAGAGACTTCATGAAATGAAGAAAGATATTCATAGAATGTCAAAATCAAAACTTGAAGAACAGAAACTCGCCATCTTCGAGCAGTATCTAACTTCGCTAACTATTAAAAGATAATTTTTTATAAATACAATAAAATCACTAATAGGAGACTATTCTAATGGCTAATTTAGAACAAGAATATGATGTAGAAGACTTCGCTGACATCGACGAAGCATCTTGTAAAAAAGAGTATGAGTCAGGCGAAGAAGATGAAGATGAAAAAGAAGAAGATGACAAGAAGCATTCTAAGAAAAAGAAGATGAAGAAAGTTGAAGAGGAAACTGATGTTTCTGAAGAAACTCTTGCAGCTTCATCACTTCATCCAAAGGCTGCTCCTGGAGACCCAATGTCAAAGCTCGGTGCTATGCATGGCGTAATGAACGTTATGGCTGGTATGGGTAAGTCTGATCTAATCAACTTCTTTAATCAGGTTCAGGCTCAGTTTGGTCCTGGTAAGACTTATGGTGTTGGTGACAATTCTGCTCATAATTCTTCAACTATTGACATGAAGCCATCACATGCTACTGGCGGAACTACTGGTCCTAAGACTGCAGATGCTATGCCACGTTTGAATGTTAAGGAAGACATTGAAGAAATGTTCAATGGTCAGGACTTGACTGAAGAGTTTAAAGAAAACATTGCTACTCTTTTTGAAGCAGCCGTTTCAGCTAGAGTTATCGCAGAAAACACTCGTCTTCAAGAAGCATATGAAGAAGCATTAAAAGAAGAAATTGCAAACTTCAGTGAAGAAGTAACATCAAAGCTCGACACTTATCTTGATTACGTTGTCGAAAACTGGATGAAGGAAAATGAAGTAGCTATTGAATCAAGCCTTCGTGCAGAAATCACTGAAGATTTCATTGAAGGATTGAGAAACCTATTTGCTGAACATTACATTGATGTTCCATCAGATAAGGTTGATGTTCTAGAGGCAATGGCTGAAAAGGTCGCTGCTCTCGAAGAAAAAGTGGATGAAGTAATTTCTGAAAACGTAGAGCTAAAGAATGTTCTTGTCGAAGATCGTAGACAGGATATTTTTGTTGAACTAGCCTCTGATCTTGCATTGACACAGCAGGAAAAGTTCGCTGCTCTAGCAGAAGGTATTGAATTTGATGGTGACCTAGATGTCTATGCTAAAAAGCTAATGATTGTCAAGGAAAACTATTTCAATGCTGAAACAACTTCATATTCTTCAAACATTGAAGAGGAAACCTTTGAAGGCGAACTAACAGAATCAACCAAGTCAGTTGATCCAGTAGTTGGTCGTTATGTTCAGGCAATCGCCAGAACCGTTAAAAAGTAATTTTTTATAAATATAAGAAGTATATTTCTTAGTAGAAAGGAAAACAAATGTATCTAGCTGAGGGAATTCAAAATAAGTGGGCACCAGTTCTAGACCACGACGCTCTTGGTGAAATCAAGGACGCTCATCGTCGTTCAGTAACTGCTGTCATGCTCGAAAACACCGAGAAGGCTTTAGTTGAGTCAGCTGCTCATGGCAACTATCAGACTCTAACTGAAACTTCTTCATCTCTACCAGCAAACTTCATGGGCGCTTCAAGCTCAACTGCTGGTTCTGGTGGTATCGATACTTTCGATCCAGTTCTTATTTCTCTAGTTCGTAGAGCAATGCCAAACCTAATTGCTTATGATATCTGCGGCGTTCAGCCAATGACTGGTCCAACTGGACTTATCTTCGCAATGCGTTCACGTTACAGCAACCAGACTGGTACCGCTGCTTCTGGTGACGGAACTCAGGTTGGTAACACTGCTTCTAACGAAACATTCTACAACGAAGTTAACACTGCATTCACTGGTGCTGGTGGTCTAACTGGCGTTGATGCTAATAACTTCGGTCTTGGTTTCAAGGGAACTATTCCTGGCGCAACCAACACTTCACCACTAACTGCTACCAACACTTATAACACTGGTGCTGGTATGAACACTGCTAACGCTGAAGCTCTTGGCGTTGACAATGGTAATTCATTCCCACAGATGGCCTTCACAATTGAGAAGGTTACTGTTACTGCTCTTACTCGTGCTCTAAAGGCAGAGTATACTATGGAACTTGCTCAGGATCTTAAGGCAATCCATGGTCTAGACGCAGAAACTGAACTAGCAAACATTCTTTCAGCTGAAATTCTTGCTGAAATCAATCGTGAAGTAGTTCGTACTATCAACATCAGCGCTACTGCTGGTGCTCAGGACAACACTACTACTGCTGGTGTCTTCGATCTTGACACTGACTCAAACGGACGTTGGTCAGTTGAAAAGTTCAAGGGTCTAATGTTCCAGCTAGAGCGTGAAGCTAACCAGATCGATAAGCAGACTCGTCGTGGTAAGGGTAACATCGTTATCTGTTCTTCAGACGTTGCTTCTGCTCTACAGATGGCTGGTGTTCTAGACTACGCTCCTGCTCTTAACTCAAACAACCTACAGGTTGACGATACTGGAAACACTTTCGCTGGTGTTCTAAATGGTCGTCTACGTGTTTATATCGATCCATACGCACTAGGTGGTAACTATCTAACTGTTGGCTATAAGGGTTCATCAGCTTTCGACGCTGGTCTATTCTATTGCCCATACGTTCCACTACAGATGGTTCGTGCAGTTGATCAGTCAACTTTCCAGCCAAAGATCGGATTTAAGACTCGTTACGGAATGGTTGCAAACCCATTCGCTGAAGGTCTTACTAAGGGTCTAGGTCGTGTTGGTGTTGTATCAACTAACAAGTATTACCGTAGAGTTATTGTTAATAACCTTATGTAAGAGTTGCTAAGTAAGTCCCGTAAACAAGGGGACGAGAAACTTGGGGAGCTTCGGCTCCCCTTTTTTCATATAAATAGAGGAAAGGAGTTAATATGTCAGCAATAGATAATACGCCAGAAAATAAAAATTTCCTTTCGCCTCTTAATTTTAGATTCTTTATTAAGAGAGCTCCTCACGTTAACTTCTTCATACAGAAGGTTAACATACCTGACATGACACTCAGAGCTCCTATCTATCCAAATCCTATGGTAAAGGTTCCTATTCCTGGCGATCACATTGATTATAATGATCTAGAAATTACATTCAAAGTGGATGAAGATTTACAAAATTATCTAGAAGTCCATAATTGGATTAAAGCATTGGGTAAGCCAATTGATTTTGAAGGATACAAAGCACTAGAACAAAAAGGTGTTACTACTGGTGAAGGTATATACTCTGAGATATCATTAATGATACTATCAAGTACTAAAATGCCAAACTATGAAATTATCTTTTCAGATGCACATCCAGTAAGTTTATCTGGTGCAGTTGTTAATACTATTGACGAAAATGTCAACTACGTTGAAGCAACCGCAACTTTCAAATACTCTTATTACGAAATTAAAAATATTTAACTTTACTTTTTCCTTAAAATATAATATGATAGTTTAATTTTTAGGGGATTAGTATGAAGATAGAAGAGATATTCGAACATTGGGAACAAGACTCCCAGATAGATAAAACTGAACTTGGTGATGCTGCATTAAACATCCCTAAACTCCATCATAAATACTTTCAGCTATTAGTCAATGAAAAAATGCAACTCAGAAAATTAGAGGCTGAGTTTAAAAGATTAAAGCTGGATAAGTATGAGTTCTTGACCCAAGGTCCAAACGAAGATACAAAAGACAAGGGTTGGAAATTACCACCCAAAGGTATGATCCTCAAGGGAGATATACCTATGTATATGGAAGCTGATGAAGATATAATCAATATCTCTTTAAAGATCGGCCTTCAACAAGAAAAAGTAGAACTACTAGATTCTATTATCAAAACAATCATAAACAGAAATTTCGTCATTCGTAACGCTATTGATTGGCAGAAATTCACTATGGGAGCGTAATGAAAGAAATAATTCAAGTCGAGAAACATGACGAAGTTTATATAAAGATTAAATGTGAACCTGGCATCATGATGGAGATGAGTGAGTTTTTTACATTCTCTGTTCCTGGCGCCAAGTTTATGCCTTCGTTCCGTAATAAATTCTGGGATGGTAAGATTCGTTTATTGAATCCTATGAATGGAATGTTATATGCCGGATTGCTTTCATATGTTGAAGATTTCTGTCAAAAAAGAGAATATGAAATAGATTATCTTTCTGATTTTGCTACTGAAGAATTCTCTGTTAAAGAAGCCAAAGAATTTATTGCTAAACTAAAACCTACATTACAACCAAGAGATTATCAGGTCGAGGCTTTTATGCACGCAGTTCGCGAACGTAGAGCTCTTATGTTATCACCAACAGCATCTGGTAAATCATTCATTATTTACTTACTCGTGAGGTATTATGCGAAAAGAACTCTCATTATC